GTGATAAGAGCTATGTCAGTTATGAGCATAGCTGTTCTATTGCTAATTATAGGTTTATCACCTTTGTATGTCACTATGAGTCTTATGACAAGGCAGATGCAAGATAAAACTAATTAAGACCAGGGAACACCAGTAGATTTTGTAGGTGTTTTCGATTCTGTTATCTGTGCAGCGATTGATGTTTCTATTCTTGTAACTTCATCAGCACCTAGAGCAGCTTTAGCCCATGCAACAGCATTATCTTTTGTTATATCTGCATAAGCGGTAAACGATCCACTGTCAGCTTCAGCAAGTCCTACAGAACCATAAGAAGAACCACTATGATCTCCATCTGCATCACTTGCAGTCCAGTGAACATTAGTTACGACATCAGATAAACTTCCTACAATCTTTGTTGCATCTAAAGAAACAACATTCCAAGTTACAGCCATAATAATTATAAATAATTTGATTATATATTAAGTGTTTTCTTCTTCAGAAACACCATCAACTTTTTTAAGACCTTCAACTAATTTCTGATTACCAACTATTTTTGTTGTCAGTTGATTTAACTGTTGTTGTTTTGCTTGTATATCAGCTTGAATCTGCTGTGCCTGTTGTATTTCAGAATTAAGAATAGATTTTGTTTCTTCGTAAAGTTCTTGTGGGGTCATAAAAAATTTATATGTAAACGTATTATACTAAGCCGATTCAAGTGCTTCAACCTTACCTATAAGTTCCTGTACAGCAGCAACAAGTAAAGGTACAAGTTTACTTTGATCTATTCCTTGATATACAGGGTTGTTATCAGAATCAACTTCATCTTTTGTTCCTGTTATGGCTTCTGGTACTACTGGTGTTACTTCATGTGCAAAAAAACCATCAACTGTTTTGTCTGGATCAACTTTAAAATTAAATCTATATGGTTTAAGAGTTTTTAATCTTGTTATACCATCAGATATTGCTACTTCGTTTTCTTTTAATCTGTAATCAGATGTAGTGTTATATGACGTTGATGAACCAGAGGTATTTATAGTGCCTACACCACCATTTGTATTAGAAAATGCTATTTGTGTATGCGTTCCAGTGCCACCAACATCAAATAAACTTAAAAGTGTTGTTGTGGTTAAATTTGTATTCTTTATTGTCAACATTGCATCTATTGTTGTAGTGTTTAGTTGAACTTTTCCAGACGAATCTATACGTAATCGTTCTGTATTAGCTGTAGAAAAATGAATAATATTAGCATCCATCATAGTTACTTTACAATGTGGTGTATTATCATTTCCACCGTTTGCTAAAATCAAATCACCAGCAGTATTTGTAATCCAAGCCTCTCTTGTATCAGTTCCGTCTTTTAATCTAATCGAAGGAGTTGTTGAAGCATCTGAATTACCTTTTATAACTAAAAGAGCATCCATAGATGTCTCTCCTATCCCAACCCTTCCAGACGAATCTATAGTCATCCTGATAGTAGAATTTGTAGCAAAATTAAATAAATTATTTGAATGATCGTAACTTATAAATCCCCTAAATTCATCGTCACCTGATGTGCCATCAGAAAAATAAATATTACCTCCACCACTTGTTCCTGATCTTATTGTTAATCCGGTACTTCCAGACGTTGCAATTGTTAAATCATCACCATTTGCGTGTCCTTCAGTAGTAGTTCCTAAAAGCAACCTTCCAGAAGAATCTATACGCATGCGTTCTGTTGCAGAATTACCAGCTGTACTTGTAAAAAAACGTATCTCTCCTTCAGCAAATCTCAACATGGTTGAACCGCCAGCAGAACCTCCTCTTTTAAATAAAGTTGCTGCATAATCTGCACCAGAATTTGCAGAAAAACAATTGATATTGAATACTTCCCCCGCACCAGTTGGTGTTGTTGTATCTGAAGTGTAAAATGCTAATCTACCAATTTGTGTGCCATCACTTAAAGTTGTGTCTGTATTAGATATTCTCATTTCACAGTCTGTATCACTACTTAAATGAACTAACGCACTCGGACTTGTTGTACCTATACCCACCCGATTATTAGAAGCATCTACTGATAAAGTTCCAGAGTCTATTTCTAAATCATTACCAGTAATACTTCCAGTTGTAACTATGTTTTGCGATCCAAAATCAGGGGAAATCTTCGTTCCAGCTATCGCTGCACTTGAATTTATATCAGCATTTACAATAGTATCGTTTGCTATTTTGGCTGAGGTTACGACACCGCTATCAATAGTAAAAGTATCTCCGCTGTTGCTAACAGTAATGTCCCCCTTATCTCCATCACTTATTCCACCACCAGAAATTTCAGCTACAGAATTATCATCTTTTTTTGTAAATAATTTGCCTGTATCGGTTCTAATTGCAATTTCACCAACTACCAAATCACTTGCACTTGGATCGCTACCAGAACCTCTTTTTAATTTAATTTCGTTAGCCATGAGCTTTTACCTCCTATGACTTAGTAAGTTCCACCATCAATATTGAAGCTAGATGCACTTTCATCTTCTAAAAATGTAACTAGATCAGACAAAGCAACCTGTTTCATTGTTCCATTGTCATTACATACAAACCTATCTGCTGCTGCAAGAGTTGTCGAGGTGGCAGAAGTTCCACCATCCATAAGATTCAATTCTGAGGTGGTTGAGGTAATTCCATCTAAAACATTTAATTCTGTTGCAGTTGAAGTCACTCCATCAAGAATATTTAGTTCAGCAGTTGTTGATGTCACTCCATCTAATATATTTAATTCGGCTGTTGTTGATGTAACTCCATCGAGAATATTTAACTCAGAAACAGTTGCAGTTAAGCTAGTAAGTTTTGTTACTGGTAAAGTTCCAGTTATAGAACTAGCAGCTAAATCAATAGCAATCTCAGTTGACTCAATCACAAGCCCACCATTTGCTTTTAAATCAACAGATAGCGTATTTCCAGACTTATCTAAACCGTCACCTACTGTTATTTGACCTGCACCTGAGAACTGAGCAAAGGTAAGATCATTCGTTCCGACAACCGCAGACCCTTTATTACTGGTACAGACGAAACCGTTATCCGCATTTACAGTTCCCTGCTCTACGAAAGTGAACATTCCTGCTGCATCTGCACCAGCAGCTAAATCGCTTGCCCTGGCTGGTGACGATCCAACAATATAAATACCATTTTGACTTGAGGTTGATTGATCTTTAACAAGAACTCTATCGTTGTCGGCAAGAGTTACACCGTCTAAGGTGTCTCCATTATTAAGTGCTGTTGAAATTGTAATATTTCCAGTAGTAGCTGCTTTCACAGAATCTTTTACATCTAGTCCCTGAGAAGTGGCCTCTACAAAACCTTTTGTTGCAGCATCTTGGGCATTAACAGGATCAGATAAATTAGTTATAGTCTGACTATTTAGTGAAACAGAGCCAGTTGGTGCAGCCATCTGATCTAATCTTGAAGTTCTTACCTGCGTATCAAAATCACTTACTTTTGCAGCCGTAAGAGTAGGAATATCAGCAGCAACTAAAGCTCTAAATGTTGGAGCAGCGTCACTTCCTGTTGTAGGACCAGATAAAACTTTATTGGCATTTTGAACTGTATCTTTATCAAAAAATGCCCCTTTACCACCTACTTTTTCAATTGTTGTAGCTGAACCACCTGCTCCGCCTGTACCTTTACCTATAAAAATTATATCGGAGCCTTCAGCGTGTGCTAATTCTGCATTTGCAAGACTTGTTGGTGCTGAAGATCCTGTTGATCTTTTGATTCTTACTGTGTTAGCCATTTTTAAAAGTTTCCTCCGTCAACGAGTGTAAGTTTAGTGGTTGTGCTATCTGCTTTAAATGTATCAGATGCAGCGTGATAGTACAGAAGAGCATCGTTAACTTTACCAGAAACATTAAAATTTAATCCACTTATATTTCCACTAGGGCCTTGCGGTCCTTCAGTTGCAATTTGCACCGTTGCAGCGATACCTTCTGTAACCGTTACCGTATTGGTGGTTTCATTTACAGTAACAGTATTTTTTTGTTCTGTAATTTGAACACTATTCATGTTGTATAACCTTCAGATACAAATATTGTACCTTCTAAATAATATTCTTTTTTCCCTGAGCCATTTGTTAACAAAACATCGTATTTTAAAACATCAGGTGTAAAAGTAGCCGTTTGTGTATCTGTTAAAGATATTTTTACTTTTCCATCTGATCTGCTTGTATAAGCAACAGTAAAATCTGCAAATTTTGTTGTTCTAGTTTCTTCCCAAACTTGTGCAGCAACAGTGAAACCAGTTAAATTTATTGCAGTATTAGTTGAATCTTTAAAAACCAAATCAATATCGTGATCTGATCTTCTTTGAAGAGTGAAATTGTAAGTACCTGGTTCGATTGCCATTAGCTATAAGGTGAAGTGCCTAAGATAGAAGTATTCCATTGAGATTTTAACTCATCTGTTGTACTTGCAGATTTAATAGCTGAATCAGCAGGTGCATCTCTTAATGCTTGTTTTTTAGCAATAATAGCTGAAGTATCTGCTGAAGTTTCTAATGCTTTTTGAAATTCAATATCAAGAGATTCTAGTAATGGCTGTCTAGCAATTCTTATATAATTTTTATGAATTTCTTTGGCTTTTGCCATGTCTATATCAAATCCCATAGTAATTATTCTGAATAAGTCCAAGCATCTCTAAAACTTAAATCTGTAGGAATTTTAGATTTATCTACAGTATAAACTGTTCTATCACTTGGGCAATCTTTAGTTTTTATTTCATCTAATGATAAAGAGGATTCATTCGCTGGAACGACAATACAAAGATTTCCGTCATCGTCAGTATATAAAAAACGTGTATCAGATTTTGCCATTATTTTTAGGTGTCTCCACTAAACATAACATAGACATTTGCCATATTTTCTCTTGATGTTCCTTCAGCATTCATAGTTTCTATCTGCATTTCACCTACTGCTGGTGTTCCTGTTACTCCATGACCTCTTGAACCTCCGTTTGCATCTTTTCTTACTGTAACTGCAACGCAATAATTAACATTTGAAAAATTAGTTGAAAAGTTTACTCTTGTAACTCCAGTAGAAACTTGAGTTATTGAACTTACACCAAAACTATCATTAATAACATCAGGATCTCCTGTACTGGTGTAATTAATCCAGGCTTTTAATCTGCCCTGTTTAATCTGTGTTGCCGTAAACAAAGTATTTCCACTAGCATCTTGATAATTTGTTGCTTTAAGATTTGTAGCTATTAAAGTTGTGCTTGTAAGTGATGTCAGCCCAGAAAAAGTTGTTTGAGTAGCTCCCAAAGAAATACTTGTGCTTCCCACAGTTATTGAAGAATTAGCTAAAGCACTGTTTGATATTGATGAACCAGAAGTTAAAAGCGTTCCAGTTTCATTTGGTAATGTTATTGTTCTATTTGCAGTAACAGTACCAGCTTTCATTTCAACATAATGACTATCATCATCGTCAAAGAAACGAACAGCTTTTGTTCCCTTAAGATTTACACCGTTTTGATCTAAAAATATTCTTTCAGTGCCAGCAAAAGTTAATCCAATTTGATTAGTTCCTCTCTTATAAAGTCCAGTTGTACTATCTCCAAAATTAACTGATGGTGCTGAGTTTAACCCTTGAGATAAACCTAATATTCCTGTCATTGTCCCGCCCGAAGCAGGTAAAAGACCTAAATTTACTGTGTCAACTGGGCCTATTGTGGTAAATCCATTGTTTGAAGAATTTCTTATCTTTAAATTATTACTATCGGCTGTATCAACATACGGCATAAACGCTGACATATTAGCAGGATCAGAACTTCCACTATTTAATGTTTTTATTGCATCAAATACTAGGTTAAGATCACTACGAACAGAAGCTCCCGAAGCATTGGCGATATTATAATCTGTAACTTGAGCCATAATGTCCTAATTAAACACCTTTACCATATCCTACAGCCGAAAAAGTAAAAGATCTATCAACAAAACTTGAACCATTTTTAATATTTATAGTAAATTGTTTACCTGCATTTGAATCAGTAGGTTGACTTATTGTAAAAAAATCTCCTGACTCGGCATCTTCAATAGTAATACCTATACTCGGCATAAAAGCTCTCAATCCTCCTAAATCTGACGTTCCAACAAAAAATGGAGAGGCAAAAGTAACTGTTTTTGCTGATGTTCCTGATTGCTGTGGTGCAGAAGAGGTGCTATTACCTACCTGATAATTTTGTTCGGTTCTTGATTGAAATAAAGCAGTAAAACCAGCTTGTTGCACATTAATATTTTGGCCAATATTTCCTGTTTCTAAAATTAATCTAAATTTAAATCTACGGCCTTTGTAATTTCCATTGGCAAAATTATTATATGAACTAAAAGACCCTGATGCAGCTTGAGAGGTAGCTACTTGCACCTGACAATTAACATTATTTGCTGCTGCACCGTCAAAATTACCATCAGTTGCATAATCATCCCAAAAAGACCCTGTTGGTATTAATGTCTCTATATCAGTTCCTATATTAAAGCCTACAGCTTGCATTCTTCTTTTTAAATCAAGTGAAAAAACAGCACCAAGATCAATAACAGACGCAAATTCGTATAAACCTCTTTTACCTCGATCAACTGTAACATTTCCACTCGTATTTTTACTTTGTAAAGATGTAGCAGTAAAAGTATTTGCAGTAGGAACAGATGAAATCACATAATCTTTGCTTACTGATTGACCAGAGCTAAAATTAAATCTTAATCTTTCGCCAACTGATAAACCATGAGAATTTATAGTGCAAGTTATTGTAGTTCCTGCGACACCACTACCAACTGGATTAGCGTCATCTTGAACATAAGTACCTGTTATTGTTGCGGCTGGATCAGTAAGTTTTAAAGCACTATTAGCAAAAGTCGTATTTATTTTCGTTCCATTAAAATTATTATCTTCTTCTTTTTGTTCAAGGATAGTTTGTACGTCAATAAGATCAGGTAAATCTACTATGATACTTGTTTCTCCTGTACTAAAATTTCCGTTATCATCTTGAAATTTTAAAATATATTCTCCTTCTAAATTAGGAACTATTGCTTCTGTAGTATTACCAGCTAAAGCTGTTACTAAATCAATAGAATTTTGGAAAGAACCTGTACCATCTGTTTTATTACTATGTCTTACATATACACGACCACCATGAAGAACATCAGCGTCAATAGCTTTATCCCATCTAAGTCTTACAAGTTTATTTGTGATAGGTTCTAAAGTTAAATTTTCTACATCAGATGGAGGTTCGCTTTTTCCTACTGCATTGAAAGTTAAATCAGATGAAGTAGATGATAATTTTAATCCAGAATTATATGAGAAAACTTTAAACTCATATTCACCAGCTTCAGTATTTAAAATTTCAAAATCAGGTCTGACTACAACTTCATTATTCCAATTAGTCTTATTAAATCTGTATTGAACAAGATATTGAACAACTCCTGTTTCTGGTTTCCAAGATAATGTTAATTTTGAAACTGCTAAAGCATTTATAACAACAATACTTTCAACTGCTGCTAAGTTTGAGGGAGGATTTTTAGGCGCATTTAATAAAGAAATATTTCTCTGAGGTAAACTTATACCTTGCTCTATATTGTTATATTTGGCATCTATGTAAGTTAATGCTGTAATAGTAAAATTTATTCCATCTTTTTCCTCTACAGTTATAACTCTAAAAGTCTGTGACTCTAAGTCTGAACTTTCAATTAGCCATATAGAATTTGCATTAGGTGCAACAGAAAAAGCAGAACTTACATTAATAACATTGCTAGAAATAGTACTAATGTCTCTAGTTTCTAAAGAACCATTAGGTAAAATAACGCTGCATTTTTTACTGGTTCCAGTGAAAGAATCTAAATCTTTAACATTATCTACTGTTATAGCAGTCGTTGTTGCTGATTTTATACGTCCACTTCGTCTTTTGCTTGCTCTTACAGGATCATTTATAGCTATAACACTACCTGGTCTAACAATCGCTCCAGATTCTATTGATGTAGTAAACGTAACGACCTCAGTCTCACTTTGCTGACTGAAAAGTATTGCTTTCCCAAGTCTTTGAGCCTGACCACGAGAAGTACACGCAAATGCTTTTATATCTTTCTTTATTATTCCTAACTTTGCCTGTGCAGCCGTATCCTCTACAACTTCGTAATCTATTTCTCTACTATCCATATTAAAGTAGCTGACATTTATGACTGTGTTTCGCTGCTTTAAACTACTACCTGAGTAACTAAAACCGCCTTCACCTACATTTGCTAAACTAAATAAATAACTTGGATCGGTAGGTCTATCTTGTGAGATATTTACAGACCCTTCAGACCAAATAGGAAAACATCTCATAACTCCTGCTAACTCATTAATTAACTTGAAAGCTTCTGAGGAATTTTGGATATTAACATTACAACTAAATCGAGGTTCTTGACCACCAGCACCGTCATCCACTAATTCATTTGAATATTTACTGGCAGCTACAAAACTAAACAAATCAAGATCAGCGTCTTTAATATGAGTTCCAAAACCATATCTTTCAGTGGTCAGAAGATCAAGCAAAATTAAGGAAGGACATGAACACCATTGAGCAGCACCCATCGTTCCATTAAATATATAACCACTTGGATAAACTACTCTTCCTGTTTGTAGGTCAACAGTAGGAGTACCAGAATTTGAAGCACCTGCTCCAGGTATTCTTACCTTTATTCCACGAATACGATAAGCCCTCGAAGGGATGCTACTAAATTGTTCTGAATCAATTCTTATCTGTGCATACGCACAATCAGGATAAGTTTGCTTGTCATCAACAATTTCAGTAAGGCTTGTAAAGAAAAATTCGTCTTGTAATAACTCATCTGTGTCACTAGCTGTAATTCTATTCACCCTAACTTCAACGGGAAAAGCTGTTCCAGCAGTAATTTTAGCTCTATCAAGACTTACACGATATTCTTTTTGGTACGCATCAGCAGATCTTCCTTGAATATCATCAAAGATTTCTCTGGTAAAATCAGCATCACCATCATATTTAGTAAGAATTTCTAATTTTACTGAAGCACCGTAAATATTACCTGCTCTAGTATTTTGTTGTAGGACAGGAAAAGTTATAGTTACTTTAAAAGCATCAACAGCAGTGTTTGTTATTGAACGTGTAACAGGGCTACCTGAGACTACTTTTACTCCAACATTAGAAACTGATTGAGAACCCTCAATACCTGGAACATGAGTTTGATTTGATGTTCCAAAACGAGGAGTAAATACTACATTTTGAAAATTAAACTTTGATGTTTCTGGATTATTATTATTAGCAGAGGAATCTAAAACTTGAGTATTATCTAAAAATACATCTTTTAACGCTGCATTGTTATACGCTGTAGTTCCTTGTGTTAATGAGGCTTTAGAAGGAGTAGCAAACCCCTCGATTTCTCCTTCAGAAATTAAATCTTGTAATGATGCAAATTGTTTACTGTTTAATGTATCAGGAGTAATTATTGGTTTTGGTGGTTTTGGAGATTTAAATAATCCAAAAAAAGCACCTCTAATAATTTTTTTATTTTGATCCATCATCTTGATATCTGATTAGTGTCAACACCTGCTGAAATAAGAACTGATCCAGTTAATATCTCTCCATAAACTATAGGTATTGGTGTCCCTGCTCTTGTTGTGTTTTGAATACCAGAAAAGTTAAAAGAAATTCTTGGATCGCCCTCTTCTTCTGGATCTTCTGTTTGAAATAACATATCATTTACACCTAACAACACAAGAGATAATCCAACTTTTCCAGCAAAAGTTGTAGTAATAGCCGCAAGACCTCCTCCTGTTGCTATTGCAAATCCAACTAAAGCTACACCTAAAATAATTCTTCTAGTGTTTGGTCCTCCTGCTCCTGATATAGCTGGTACAAAATGTATATCTTGTCTTCCAAGAGGATAATCAATTTCATCTTTATCAATATCATAATTACCCACACTTACATGATAACTTTGAGAACTCATATGACTTTCTATACCCTTAAAATTATGTATCAAAAAGCTTACAGCTTTTGCAATACTATCAACTTCAACTTCAAATTCTTTATGACCAACAAATTCTGCCAACTTTCCATATAGTTTAATTTTACGAAGCATAACGATACCTACCTCCAGTACATTTTAACAACCATTCAGAATAAGGTTCTCTACAAGATAGTCTATCGGTTAAATGATGTAATACATCTCCATTTAGAAAAATTGCTACATGATTAAGCCCTCGACTACAAATAGACATAAAAAGCAAATCACCATCTAAAAGTTTTTCATCAGATCTTAGTTTTCTAAACCCAGTACGCCAAGCACAAGATTCAAACATTGGATTTTTGACAAATTCATCATGTGTTAATGGTCTTTCCCAATCTCTTAATTCAATATCTTTTGTTTCTTTGTACCAATCTCTAACTAAAGACCAGCAATCAGTTACACCCCAAACCCATTGACGACCCAATATAGGTGCTTTATAACCTGATGGTTCAAGATAACCCCACTCTTCTGTTTTAGGATTAACAATATGCCACGGTAGTCCACTGTCTTCACAACTTACTCTATCTGCCTGACTTGGTACAGGTGCAGTTATAGGATGACTATGAATAACAGCAACAATCTCACCTGTCTTATCTGCCTTTACATAATCTTCTGGATTTAATATAAACTCTTGATAACTGGTTATAGCCAAATTTTGACAAGGATAATATCTTTTTTTACCCTTTATATTTAACAAAAGGCCAACAGATTCTTTTGGATCTTGGTCTTTCGCATGAAGTAAGGCATCTTCTTTCCAATCCATTAATTAAAAGTACCTATAGATGGAAATAGCGAACGAGTGCATTGCCTTTTTGGAGCTTTAACACCTGCAAGATCTAACGCTGCTGCTAATTCAAATTCAACAACATCTCTGTTTTCAGCAGCTTTACGATCTACAATAAATATTTGTCTTTTAAATTCTGCTGTAGGGTCTGGTGTTCCAAAAGGGTTTGTATTACCTGGAAAATTTACAGCGTCCAAGAATCTAGCCATTGTTCTTATTCTTGTAAAAATAGCACCAGTAAGATCATTACCTGTTGTGGTTTGATTAACGTCAAGTAATATCGCAGATATTGTTCCAAGTGCGTTACTTACAATAAGCTTAGGTCTTGGTAATTGTCCACGTTGATATGCAAAACCATTGGCTTCTACAGGAAATCTAAGATAATTATCACCGTCCCAAACTATTTGACCATTTGCATTTAAATTTGATCCAGAGTGAAATCTATAAACAGTAGTCGAGCCATGTAACGAATTATCTAATTGAAGTGTAAAAAGTTCAATAATCGCTGAAGGATTAATTTTTTGAACTTCACTAAAAACAGGATCATTATTTATGGTCATGGTTCAAATACTTGTCTAAATGTAGCTTGCACTGTAGCTCTATTTAAATATGGTATTGATTTACTCCAAAATTCGCATACAAATTTAGATGAACTAGCTTCGCCAGGAGGTTGAAAATCAAAACTGTCACTATCATTAGCACGAGCATCAAGAAAGGTTTCTATAGTATCTGCTTCTGTTTCTGATACTTCAAAAGTAAAGTTAAATACCTTTGGATTTTGATGTTCTGCTAATCCAAATAAAATTCTATGTTCATATCCATCAGCAAAACGAATGGTGCGTGTTAATGGTGCAGATCGTTTCTGTTGCCCATATCTAGGCTGGATTGAGGGAAAGGTAGCCATTATGAAAGTAAACCTCCAGGTCTTTGTTGCTGTACTATTTCAGATTGTACTGCTGCGGAAATAAGACGACCAAGTTCTCTTCCTTGCTGTTCATCACCTTCAACAGAAGAACCAGAAGCATCTACATTTACAACTACATTTGTAGAGCCACCAAGAGCATGATTGGGTGTAATCATTCCTGATGCTCCAGGAGTAAATAACTCTGGCCCACGTTCTCCAACAATAAAACTACCACCTCGTTTTACTGGTCCACCTTCTGCTTTGAAAAAATTTGGCCCTCCAAGAAAATCACTTGCTTTATTAATACCTAAATTACCTGCTCCAAAGTTAAGTCCACTACCTCCTAATCCTCCACCTAAACCTTGACCAAGAATACCAAGTAAACCTTTTTGAAATTGAGTTGCTGCCATTCTTGCTGCTGATTCAATAAAGAAAT